ATTTGTATCTGAATTAAAAAAAAATATAGATTAAATTCATCGTATCTATATTCTTCATTTCTAGGATAGTAAGATATACCACCTATAAAGGCAGTAGGGAACAAAGATATTATAGATATACTCATTAGTAAGTCCAGATTACGCCTTGTGTTTTATCTTGGTCTATATCAGCGTGTATAAAACTATTTGCTATTCCTATCCTATTAAAACCTACATCCAAAAGGCAATTAATTAAATCAAATCTATCTCTACTGTTGTTGCAAGCTATATCTATTGCTAGACCTCTAAGATGTGAACTATTTTCTTTGCCACCTACCGCTTCATTATGTGCAGGAGTTCTAAAGCCACTATTAATGTGTATAGGCTTATCAAACTTATCTCTTACTTCGTCTAGCATTTGAAGTAATACTTTGTCCATTAACTGTCCACTACCCTGTACGTCTGGACTATCAAACTCGCTGTAATTAAAATACTTCATTTATTCCTACTTATTACTATTTTTATTTGCTCTAGTAATTCTTCCCTTGTTACTTTCAGTTTAAAGCTAATATCAGCACCCCATTGACTTATAGGCTTATTGTCTTTGTATAAAATAACAATAGGAACAGCTTTTATATTATTTTGCAAACTCTTAGGTTGCTCGCTTAGATAACCGTAAATAACATTAGCACCCTCTATTCTTAAAGGTAAATCAACTTTATTGCGCTCGTTCCATTCAGCATTTATTTGTACTACTGTAAATTCTTGTGCAAAGACAAAGGTAGAAAACAATAAAGCTACTAATAGTTTCATTTCTTTTCTATTATTTCATATAGCTTCTCATCTATCTTATCGAGTTTAGCACTATTTTCTTCAACCTTAGATTGTGTATTCATAATAGTTTCTCGTATAAGTTGGTCTTTAAGGTCATACTCTGTCCTGCTGATTGTAGGCTTAGGGAGTTCCTTAGCGACTTCAATTTCTGCTTTTAAGGCAAAGTACATAGCAGCCAAAGAAACTGCTCCTGCAACCACCATTCCAATAGTTTTTAAATCTAGCGTTACCTTTGTTCCCTCGCTTACTTCTGTTGACATTTTTTAATTATTAAAAGTTTCTACCTGCAAAGGTGTGTACACCATTACCCTCTACTGTTATTTCATAGGAAGCCCAACCATAAGGACTTTTATCTAAACCATCCCAAAGAACATCTACACTATATTTATCTGAATATGTAGGTGGAGTTACTTCTACAATATCTCCATCTTCTGTATCTTCATATACACCCTCTTGAGTTACTATATACCCAAGTTTTACAATAGTGTGATTACCCTCTAAATAGCTTTCTCCATCTATTTCTATATGTGGTAAAGCTGCTATTTTTGTTTCAGCTTGTTCTTGGCTGTCAAACTCGTATTTCTTAAATAGTTTCATTAGCTTGTAAGTTGTTTAAGTTCTGCGTTAGTTAATGCTGTGTCAAAGTACATAGCTTGATATATTTTACCTTGCCATTTACTACCACCGTCTTTGTTAGAAAACTTAAAACTTTCTAAAGTAGTTGTCGGTGTATAGCTTCCGCTTGTTGTTGTTGCTACATTTCCATCATAACTTATTCTTAATTGAGTTGATGAATATGCAATAGCTACTTTTATTCTTTGATTTGCAGTAACGCTCACAATAGTTTGTGATACAGTACCTGCGGAAGAAATCATTAATGACCGCCAATTCCCTGCAAAATTATCTAAAATTATTCTATCAGTTGCTGAATTTTGGTCGCTTAATACAATGCGGTCAAAATCGCTTGTTGTCGCTACTCTTGGCACTTCTACATCAACAAATAATGTACCCTCGCTTGTGTTTAAAATATCTTGTAGTCCACTTGGTATATAACAAAAATCTTCCGTTCTTGTAATATCAGTTCCTGTTGGATTAGGTATTAAACTTGTAGCATAGCTTCCTGCTTCTACCTGAAAACCCCATACATAAATCTCATCTCCACTTGTAGCAAGTGCCATACCATAACGAATATTAGTAGAAGTAGATGTAACAGTCAAACTTACTCTAGTCCATTCATCAGTAACAGTAACAGCCGTATTAGTATTTTCTACTGCTCTTAAATATACTGTACCTGTACCTGTTTTTCTTTTAACATAAGCACTAACAGTATATTCCACACCACTACTACCTGTTTTTACTTTTTGAAACTGTCCATTAGCAGAAGTAGCTTGAAAGGTAGAAGCATCATCACTTCCATCAGGCGCTGTATGGCTGTCTGTTGTTAAAGTTCCATTTGTTAAACCATAACCATTTGCAGAAGATATAGCATTAGTATAATGTGCTAATTGTGTCCTTGTAGGCTCTAAAAGTAAATGTGGGTCTTGTGGGTTTGCAGGGTCATAGTTTAATCTTGCTACATTAGCTGCTACGCTTTCAATAAGACCATTTTTATTTATTCTAGTAGCTTCGCCCTCTGCATCTCCTGATACTGTAAAATCTCCTGCTGATGTATTAGGGATAACTGAATATAATTTACCTGCTTTATATCCGCTTGGTATCTGTACTAAACTTGCTTTATCGTATAAACTCATAATAATGTATTGTTTATTGTGTGTACCATATTGCCTTGTGCTTCAACAGTACCACTATCATCTAAAACTCTTTTTCTATAATCGTTTGCATCTCCTGCTATATTCATAAAAGGATATTCTCCTACCCAACTAGAGCTATATATCTTTCCAAAACCTATTGCGTTTATCGCTGCTCCCCAATTTATTGCCATTTATAAACTTTTTTAGTTTTACTATATTTTTACTTTTTGGTTTGTATGTTTTTATCATAGAACCCACCCATTAAATAAACTATCTTTGTCAGGGTATATATCATCGTCAGAGTTTTGCTCATATTCAGGATATAAGTTGTTATTAAAACTCATATGGTCTATAAACCTTGTTGTATAATACTCTGCTAAATTCCTTTCTTTTTGTACTAGAAAATCAACCTCATCTTTGCTAGGTGTTTCTGCATTTTCGCTTGTGTGCTTAAACAACCCACCATTCTTTAACTGATAAGCTGAATAAGGTAAATACTCTACCATTGCAAAATGTATAAGCATTGGAGCAAGATACTCGTCTACAAGTGTCTGGTAGTTGCCTGTTAGTGTACCTGCAATAATATCAGCTTGTAATTTGTCGTATAATTTACTACCTGTATAGTTTCTTATGTGTATCTCTTGCGCTATCTTGATAAACTGTATAAACTTGTTAGTATCTACATTGCCATCTATGATACTGTTTTTTACTAGGTCTGTTCTATTTATAAATAATGCAGTAGCCATATCTTAGTTTTTAAAACCCATTTTTTTCCAATATGCAGCAGTATAACCTTTATACTTCATATCTTTAGGAGCAACAGGTACTTTTTGCGCGTTTGTTTCAGGCTTAAATCCTTGACTTTTAGCTTCTGTTGTACTAATTACATTACCTAAACTTTTACTACCCTCTTTTCTAGCGTAAATACGTCTAAACCACTTATGGTTACATCTAGCACCGCCTTTATAAAGCCATATAGAATAAGTATCACTACCACCCTTGCCGAAGCCTGAATTGACTACTTTAGTTTCCATAGCTTTAATATCTTCTTTTCTATACACCTTTTTAGCTGCTACCATTTTCTTACAAAACTCCCTAGATGTCTGTTTAGTACGTGCAGGATTGTACATATACCTAACTAAGTAAACTTTATCCTCTTGTCCTTTTTGTTTACTCTTACCATCTTGCTCACTATCTTGGTATGGCTTTGCGCTTCCTGTATTAGCAAGTTCTACTAATTGTTCTTCGTTTAACTCTTTTATTTTTTGCTCTACTTCTTCTTCTAAGTCATAATCAACTTCTTGCTCGTCAATTACTTCAAACTCCTTTAGTAGTTCTTCTTCATCTTGTCCTAAATCTATAAGTGCATCAGCTATATCAGTATCTACAAACTTATCTAAATCACTAGACAATTTTACACCTGTTTCTTCTTCTTGTGTTTCGTCATCTACTATATCACTATCAATTTCTGTAAATTCTAGTGGTTGTAATGTCTTGAAGTATAAGTTAAGTGAGATACCATTATACGCTAGTATTTTATCAAAAGCATCTATAAGTAAGTTTTGAAATGGTCTAATAACAGTATTGTCCATTAACGTACTAGCTGTCTTTAACTCGTCTGCGTTATTTCCAAGCCCTGTGTTGTCTTTAATTCCTATAAGCATAGGAGATACTACCCTGTGTGCTACAAGTATCTTACGGCTGCTCTCATCACTTAAAAATTGATATTGGTTATGTGCATCACTAAGTTGTACAGGGTCTATCGTAGCTGCTGTTTCTGGGCTGTCATTAAAAGATAAAATAAACTTACCTGCATTACTACTACCTGAAAACTTATCATAAATACGTCTTTCTATCATTTCTCTTTCTTCTGCACTAGGAGTGCCAGAATTAAAGTTAATAAGCATACTAGGACTTAGACCTGATTGTATGTTATTTATGTGAAAGTTAGATATTTCTTCTTCTAAATCTGCATATTGCAAACCACCCTGATAGTCAGGTGTAGAATAGTATTTGTACCCTGCTCTGTAAGGCTTCACATAAAGTATCTCGATAGCTTCATTACTTGTACCAAAAGCAGGTATGCGCTTTACTTGGTTAATACGGTTGTATTTTTGCCAATCGCTAGAGTAGTAATATGCTTCTATCTCTCCTTTATCATTGCACTTTTCAGCAGCTAGGGTTTCAACAGGCATATGCTCTACCCTTGCTATTTTTTTTCTATCTTTAGAATAAATAACTTGCATAGAACATTGTCCAAATAGCTTTAAATCACTTGCTAATTTTCTGACACAATCTTTATGAAAAAGTGTTATAGCTTGTGCATAAGCATCAGGCTTCTTATTGCTGTCTGTTGCATCTAAACCTTTGCCATATATCATTTCGCTTAATGCGTTTATAATGGCATTGTTAGTAGGGCTACCATTGTATCTATCTATAAGATACTGAAAGTATGAGTTTTTATCTCCGTATGTTACAAAAGCCTTATTCTTCTTTTCTTCAATACTAGGGCTTACATAATTCGATAAACTTAATGCGTGTATCATAATACTATATAGTCGTTATTGTGTGTATCGTTTGTCTCGTAAACGTCTTTATTTACATTATATTTACTTTGTGTAACAGGTGTTTGATTTGTGCAAAATAACTTATCTTTATATACAAGTGTGTCATCAGATTTCTTAACCTCTAAAGTATAAAAATGTGCTTCCCTAAATGGTGCATTACTACTACCAAATGTCATACTAGCTGTCAGGTAGTTTTTATTACTATCTACTGTTGTAGAAGCTGTTATTGTTTCTGACTTATTGGTCTGCTCGTCTGTTACAGTATATGTAAGAGTTTCAATAGCATATACTCTTGGTATATACTTAAATGTTTGCGTTTGTGAAACTGATACAATCTTCATATAAGTATAACGTACAAATATTAATTTTTACTATATAGCAAAAAAAAAGGGAGCATATAGCCCCCCTTTATTAACTTACCCTACAACTCCTAAGCATCAGGGTCAATAGGTGTAGTTGCACTTACATCAGGAGCAGTAGAAAAGAATGGTGGTGCTTTTTCTTGCGCTGTTGCTACAAGTGTAAAGCCTGACAAATCGCCCATAGCTGCACCTGTTACAATAGTTCCACCTGTTATTTCTGCTCCGTGTTCCTTACCGATTAAGAAGTAGTTACCGTTATAGTCCTCAACTACATAATGCGCTCTACCTGCATTTAATAGTTTGATTTCTTCCTGTGTCGCTACATCTAAATAAGTAAATGTTACGTTAAGTGTTGTTTCATAGAAAGTAGTACCGTTTTCTCTACTAGATGTTACAGATGTCTCTAAGCTAGAATTACCTTTAATATCATATTGAAAAAACTCTGCACTTCCATCAGTAGGAAGCGTAATAGTACCACTTGCATCAGTTAAATCGGCTATCGTTGAAGAATAGTCGAGTATATAGATAGCCTTTAGACCACCTACTGAATTTTTACAAGGTAAACTTCTACCTTTAGTTACTGCACAAGCCATATTTATATTTTTAGTAAAAAAGGGCAGGTAGGCATCTACCTATCCTACCCCTTTTATGTTAGTTAAAATTATGAGTACAAAACGATATCGCCTCTTACTCCGTATTGTACACCTGCTGTATAGCGCATAACTACACGAACATTGGATGAGCCATCTAAATCGGACATATCTAAAACTTTCACGATATTTCTATCATCGAGCAAACCTGTGCCAAAGAAAAGGTTAGATTTTTGTGCTGCTACTGCTGTGTTATCAGCAAGTCCTTTAGCAACAACAACATTGATACCCTCAAATGTTAGCTGTCCACCATTGTACCAAGTAGTACCTTTGTTATCTACACCATTAGCACCGATGGTAGCAACAAACCCACCTAAAGCACGTACATACGCTCTAGCAATGTTTGAAGATACATATAAGTTCAAGTCCTCTTTACCATAAACAGTTGATGGGATAGCATCAGCAATAGCACCTAGTTGTGCAATTACATTAGAACTATCAACAGAAACAGCAGTAACATCTGCACCACCATCAGCAGTTAATAGAGTATCAAAACCATCAAAAGAACCCTCTCCTGCGCTACCTTGCCAGATAGATGTTTCAGTTGCGTTAGCAACCTCAGCAGCTACTTGAGCGATAACGAAGTCAGAAAATAAAGGTGGTAGTTCGTCAAAAGCACTAAAGCCCATTTGAGCAGCTTCCCAATCAGCGTGCAATTCTTTCTTACAGATTTGTAAGTTTACTTGCAATTCAGCAGGAGTTAGCACTTTTTCAGTAAGTGTCATTGTTGATGTAGAGCTATCAAAGTCGCAATCAGCAGAGCGCACTAAGTTAGCGAACGCACCTACTTTCATAGCAGCTTTATACTTCACGTTAGGTAAGATAGTTACAGTACCACTATCTAGTGTATCAGCACTTAATAAGGCAGCAGCAAGATATTTACCTGCAAACTCTCCTGCATAAGATGAAGATGTAATTGTTGGATTTGCCATTTTTATTTATTTATTTAGTTGTTAATTTTCGATAATACTCTATCAAGTGTGCTAGGTTTTCTGTTTTGTGCAAACTTGACGTTAAAGTTGTTAGTTTTTTCTGGGTTATGAGCAATAGGCTCGGCAGCAGGCTCGGATAGTTCTGCTTTTAAGTCCTCTGATAATTCTACTTCGTTTTCAGTAGCTTCTTCTTCGCTCATTTCCTCTTTCTTCATATCTTCAATCATTGCTTTGATTTCAGATACTGCTTCTGCTAGTTCTTCTTTAGTAACATAGCCCATATCTTCTTTTTCAGCTTCTACTTCTTCTTCGGCAGGAGCTTCTTCTTCTTCTAGGTCTTTGATTTCAGCAATAATACCCTCATCTTCTATAATAAGGCTTTTACCATCTTCCATCATATACTCTCCCACAGGAAGTGCTACTTTTTCATCATCAGTAATAATAAATACTTCATTACCTGCTTCAAAGGCTTCTGCTTCTAATACAGTACCATTGTCTAGCTTTGCAGTTGCTAGTTCTACCTTTTCTTGGATGCTATCTACTATATCAGTAGTATCTTCTCCTAGAAAGGTTTTAATCTTATTTAACATTTCAGTCGCTTTCATATAACTATAACTATTTATTTAACTTATTTTACATTTTTATATTATTGTTTGGGTCTTTTGTAATCCCTATCAATAGCCTTGTACAATTC